CTACCCACATTCATCTTCTGTTATTTCAATTCCGGGTTGATTGATACCGGGATGTTGTTGTCTAATTGCAGGATCAGTAGTGTTATTATTAAAAATAACTCTCGGATTGTTCACACCGTAAATTGTGTAAACATACCGGTTATTACCACCATCCAGTGACATTTTCTCTCCTGGGAATGGGAGTTCATGGTCATCATCATTATAATAATAGATATGAGGAGGCTTTGTCAAGAAAAGTGTGTAAGTTTTATAAAGATCATAAAAAATTATGTTAATGCCTTAAATCATGTGCTCGTATTTTTTAATACGGGCACTGATTTTTTCATTCGCAGCCAGTTGATTTCTGGCCATAGCCCAATTTTGAACCTTACTGCCATTCCACTTTTTGTAAAGCTCGGTTGTGCGTAAATAGAGCAATTTGAGTAGTACATTTCATTTGGAAAAGCACCCTTTTTTGTAACTTTTCTGAAACTTGAATTTATGCTTTCAACCGCATTGGTTGTACACATAACCTTACGAACGGCACTGCCGTAATCAAAAAGATGCTCGACATGGTTGAAATTTCGTTTCCACACATCAACGGCTCCGTGAAATTGTTTGCTGTGCAAACGGTGAAATAATACATAACGTATTGTGAAATTTTCTGGTAACACAGAAAGTGAAATGAAATAAATCAGCTCACACCGTAGGCATTTCACATTGAAAAGGAATACTGCACACGCAAAGCGTATTTCACAAATTCGTAAGGATTTATTTCACTAAAAAAAACGACAGGTAAAAACCTGTCGTTTTCTGGCTCCCCCAACTTACTTTGTAAGGAAGGAAAGTAACTGCCTCGCATACCACGTTGGGTTCTTAAACAGCACTCGCACAATCCCAGTTCGCTAAAAACAGTCCACGGGGTGTTAGCGATAAAGAAGGTGTTATGTGAAACAGTCGGATAGTTGGATTTGTAGGATAAAATCTAAACTTACGGAGGTTTTACAAATGAAGTACACAAAATATCACATCTACCTAAATAGCAAAGAAAGGCGGCTGTTGATTAGTAGCTTGAATGATGTGAGAAACAAGTTGATTGATGATGGCAGATATACTGACCTTGTTGATGAGGTCTTGATTAAGGCAGCCAACGCTAAAATCAAAAAAATCAAGGTGGTCAGCAAATGTCCGTAATCGGTATATTTGCGGTTTTTTGAGGGTGGTAATGATAACACCTTAACCCATCTAAATCCGCTATTGCAAAGCCGTATAAACATTGACTTTTTGAAGCTAACTTTTTCGACTATTATGGAGGACAAAGATTATGACAAATAAGATTACATATACGCAACAAGGCGATTACCTTTTACCCGACCTAAAATTACCTGAACAGCCGAAGGTTGAGATCGGGATTTGGGGCAAGCGGCATTTGAAATATATCAAACATCATCGTCCCATCTTATATACAAACCTGCTGACAAGTTGCAAGCTCACAGCCTACCTCGCCGATATTGACGAACAGGCAGAGGATATGTTCTTTCGGTTAGTAAAGCAGCTTGCCGAAAAGGAAGGTATAACCGACCAACTCAAAGCAGATAATCAAATGCTGTGGGTAAAGAGAATGAATAATATACACAACCGTGCAGAAGAAATTGTCAATAATGAATTGATACTTGTTTAATCAACGGGAGAAGATGATTAATTTCATCTTCTCCCGTTCCAGTTTGTTTGCTAGAATTCGCAAAAATGGATTCCTTTTTGTTTTAGTTTGTTATACATATTCAAGTTTTGGTGAATTGTAAGTTTTTCTTTGAATTCATCTTCGGTTATTATGTTTTCAGAAAACAATTCATAATTCAATATCCAAGAAGTCGAGGATGATTTCATTGTTTGCTTTAAATCCTGAGATATGAATCCTTTTCTTAATAGCATTACTTGAGCTAATTCATTTTTGCTTGAACATATCTGAATTATTATATCATCATCTCTTTCGATTCCCTCAATTTCAATTAATAGGTACAATAACCAAATTACTTCTAAATCATTTATTTGCCGCAAACTGCGTAGAAGTATTTTTTTAATTAACGTAATATCTTTATCATTAATACAAAAGTTTTCGGATTTCTTCTCAATTAAAATCTGACAAGCTTTAATTAAAGAGCGTTTATTGTTCTGTAATATAGTTAACAGATATGCCTTGTATAATTCTGAATTTGATATATCAATGGGATCTTTTTCTAAAGATTTTAACAAAAATCTTATTGCTCCCTTTGTTCCCTTGTTTTCTAATGTAAAAAAGCTGTTAAACATATCCATTAGATGTTCATTATCAAATTCATCAATGTGTAGATCAGTAAATAGTTTATTAAGATTCTTATTAATATAATATGGGAATTTTTCTTCTCTTGTTTTCTCGTTATTAATAGTTAGGTTATATTTTCTAAGAATCAAATCAATTTTGCTTTTTGTCGTTTCAGTATTATCATCAAAAACAAAGATTTCATAATCATCAACATATCTGACAAACCGGATGTTTTCAGATTTTATTTCTTTATCTATTCTTGTAAGCAGCGCTTCTGATATCAATCGAGAAACAAAAGGACCTGCTAATAATCCATTTGTTTGATTTGAATTCATTCTACGAACTAATTTATCAAGTTTGGAGTGTTTTTCATATGTTGGACTTAAATTTTCGCCTTTTTGGCTTTGACGATATTCTGAATCAGCTGATTCATATCCCATAATTATAGTAGGAATTAAATGTGTATAAATGGCACCATAAAAATTTGATATATCTAATTTTAGAATCAGTTTTGCTCCAGTTGCCTTTATTATTTTTTTTGATATGTTTTCTATGTAGTCAGAACATATTTCAAAAGATTCCTCTAATACTTCCTCTGTTTGTCCATATGATTGTTCAAATCTATAAATTTGACCTTGTTGATTAATAACTGGAGAAAAAGAATAATCCTCACTTTTTGTAAAATCTATCAATTCTTTCAGCAAATTATTATTCCGCATATATTCGTGTAATACAAGATATGATCCTAATTCAGAAATATAAATATTTCTTCTGGAATCAGCCTGATCATATTTGCTCATTGTAAAACAATATGGTTGTATTATATCACAGTTTTCGGGTGGAACATAATTTAAAACCTTTTTATCCAAGAAAAAACATGGCGGAAGATATTCAGAAAAAAAGCCCTGCGTTGCTATCTGTTTATAACTTTCTCTATTGAATGGCATATTTTTTACCTTTCTAAATCATCAGCTTATCCAACTGCTCCCGAATCTCATCAAACCCGCAATTCAAGTCAAGCGTTTTCACGCTTATTTGGTTGCCGCTCATTTGATAGGTGTTGTCGGGGACAATCTGTTCGTCTGTTTTGGCGTAGAGCAACATTCCCGAAACGGTTACTTGCCTGTCCTTCAGTTCTTCCTGCTTGTTCTTGACGTAGGTAAAAATCTGATACAAGTTTGCCGAGTGGACGGTTGCCTTATTAAACCGCTGCTGTGTGGTATGGCGTAATATTTTGCGTCGATAATCAGAATGTTATCGTCTTTTTCAAGCACAATATCTGACTGCATAACCGGAAGCATATCGCAGAAATCGTCGTCGAGCTGCCACGGGATTTGCGGTGCGCCGACGGTCAGTTCCGGATGTTCCTTGCGGAAATATTCCAGAATAAACTTCTCATACAAGCGGTGCATACGCTGTTCATCGAGGAAATCCATCAGCTTGGTTGTGCCGTCCGACTGTGTTTGCAGCAAGCCCTTCAAAACCAAATAGCAAACCGAAACCAGCATACGGTACGTCTGATTATTGCGGTCATAGCGCAGATTCCAGTTGATACTGTAAATCGGCAGCGGCTCAACATTGCCCAAGAACACCAACAGCTTTTTCATTTCCTTTTTGCGGCTCTTGTCAACGTCCGCCACCATCAGGCGCAGCATTGTCGTCTTGATGATACGGTTCATATAGGCGTTTTCGGAAAACTCGTCGTAGGAGCACACAACCTGCCGCTTGATAATGGAATTTGTTTTCAGCGTTTCCGAAATTTCCATTTTACCACGCAGCGCCGTCAGCGGTTCACGCTTCGGGATATAATCCTTCATCAGACCACGCTTGAGCTGCTTTGACAAGCCTTTAATCAGTATTGCGGCGCATAAATCCGCCACATTCTCAAAATGCTCTGTCGCCACACTTTTATATCCTTGCTCGTTCAGCACTTGAAATGCGTAGGAGAGCATATAGTAGATATTTTGAATCGGAATCACTTGACAGCACTCCTCAAACGGTCAGTCCATTCTTTTACTTTTGAAGGCTCGTCAAACCAATACTCTTTGAGCAAGGGGATAATTTCAAACTTCACAATATCGGTCAGCGTGTTTTCCTTGATTTCCTCAATATCGCAGAAATAGCTGTGACCGATACAGAAGCCCTCACCGAGAGATTCGTCGTCGGCAATCTTCTGATTCAGGCTGATAACGCAGTCAATCAGTTTGTTGAATTTATCATTTTCCAATCCGTACTGATATTTTCTAAAGCCCTCTGATTCAAACGCAGGCTTCATTTCAAAGAACGCAAAACGTCTGCGGAGCGCGTAGTCAATCATTGCCAAGCTTCTGTCGGCGGTGTTCATCATACCGATAATGTAGACGTTTTTCGGAACGGAAAACTTGTCCGAAGAATAGAGCAACTGTATATCATTGCCACGCTTATCGGCTTCAATCAGCATAAACAACTCGCCGAAAATCTTGCTGAGATTACCACGGTTAATTTCGTCAATAATAAAGAAATACTCGTTTTCTTTATCATCGGACGCTTTTTTGCAGAAGTTATAAAATGCGCCCTTCTTAATTTCAAAATTCATTCCTGTGCTTGACGGGCGGAAGCCCTCGACAAAATCCTCATAGGAATAGCTTTGATGAAATTGAACAAGCTGCACACGTTCGGGGTCCTTAACACCCATCATTGAATAGGCAAGACGCTTTGCGGCGTATGTTTTACCGACACCCGGAGCGCCCTGCAAAATGACGTTCAATTTCTTTCGGAGCAGTCCTTCTAAAGTGTCATACTGTTTTTCGCTGATATATACGTCTGCAAGGAAGTTCTCTTTGGTATAGGTGTTCAGCGGTTCTTCCTCGACGTCAATATCATCGTCATCATCTTCTGTATCAAACATTGCATTGAGCTTTTCAACGTATTCTGTATATTGGGTAATATCGGTCAGCGTTTTCATAACTGCCTGACCGGGATGTTCCCATTCACCGATGTCTGTCCACTTTACTTTACGGGTGTTATTATACTCATCTTCGCTACTGTCATCATATATATAACCGGACTCAACAACGCCACGACCGATTATTTTATACATACCTTGCTTAGCAAAAACAATATCGCCCGGTTTCATCTCATTGGCAAACTGCCAAGTAGCAAGAGCTGCATTGCGATAAGGCTTATTGTCGCCGTAGGTGTCCTGCATAGCAGCCTTCATTTCTGATTTTGAAGCGAAGCGTGTCAAATCACCGATTTCACCCCAACCGATGAGCATAATTCCTTTCTCGGTACATTCACTCCACTTTGAAGCATTATTGCCGGGCGAGTAAATCCAATAGCGCTTTGTGTTTACATCTTCGTCAGCAAGAGCTGAGCCTTTATCTTCTTTATCTTGCTGGTTTTCTTTAACAATCGTCTTGAATATCTCTGACGCTAATTTGTCTGTCATATCAACAGTCCAGCCATTTTCGGTGAGTTTCCAAACACCACGAGTGCTGTTGTCCAAATAACCGCCTCTGACAAGGTACTGCCTTGCCCAAGCAACGTCATTGTTAAATTCAGGCGTTTGCGTCTTACCGACAACTGCGCTTGTTTCTTCCTCGGTCAGCTTTTCGTTTTCTATAATTTTATTTCGTGCTTCTTTCGGAGTAGCCGAACCGCCTAAATCTTTGAGCGCCTGCAAAAGAGGTTTGAACCAACGCAGAAACTTTGCGCCGGAATTAGCATCGCTTTTCTCGGAAAGTTTCTCATATTCATCATCTTGCTTAGATACACTCCACGCACTGCAAGAAAAATCTGCCAATGATTTATAGGAACATTTGTCAGATTGAATATAAGCAATGCAATCATCACAAAGTTTTAAGTATATCTCTGCTTTCGGTGTATCATGCAGATTTTTTACTGTGGCTGTAATTGACTCAGGTAAGCTGTCATTATTCTTTATAAACCACCTATTGCGTGAATCTAAATTTATAAATCTGTTGGGACGAATCCAGTATAAGCCCATTGACAAATTCCATTTTACGCCTTTTTGTTTCCTAACTGTATTAAAAGCAGAAATAAACTCTTGTCTGTTTTCTTCTGTATCGTTTTTTGACAGAGTAAGCGCTAATTCAAAAATTGACCAGAGGTTTTGTATATCTGATTCTCCTCTGTTATCTACAAAATAGAAAAAAGTAGATTTTAATGGACTTAACACAGGAATTCCGTCAAAAGACATAGGAACATCAGCTTTTATGTCAAACAATTCCTTGAATTCAGTAATAAGTTTTATTCTGTTCTTTTCGGTTAGTTGTTTATTAAATAATCCAAAAACTGTAAAAGGATCAATATCAACAAGGATATTATTTCCGCCTTTATCTCTATCAATAGTCGGCAGTTTTATCCCTGTAACCTCAAAACCTGCTTTATTTTTTCAATCAGCTCCTGCCGATTGTCCTTATATGCAAGTAACTTATCTGCAAACTCCTCATAAAATGATATCCAGTCAAATTGATTCTTAGCGCTCATACTATCGCCCCTTGATGATTGATAATTTTATCATATCATATAATAAAACAAATTAACAGACATAAAAACGAAAAAGAGAATCTTTTATAGGTCTTATGTGTCCCTAACAAACGTGTTTTTCTCGGTAGGAGTAAAAACGCACTGCTTGTTTAGACGTGACATCTTAAATACACTAACGTTTGTCGAACGAATTTTCTAAATTTGCTTGACAGCCAAACGAATGTTCGTTATAATAATTACTGTACACAAAACTGTTCGCAGATTGTGTGCGACAACTGAATAGTGATGAACTTATGAGTGTAAAGAGCTGACGAGCGCAGGAGCATCACCTGCGGGCAGCGCAAAGCCAAAGATGCGCTATAGGGTACCGGTACGCTGACAGAAGTGCCGGCTCCGTTCTGTTTTTAGTCATTTGAGTTTAGCTTATTTTAGTGAACGGCAGTACAAATAAGCGCTTTAATTTTTCAAAAGTTTAATCAAAAAATTTAAAGTCAAGTTACATGAGGCTTCTCAACCAAGGGGGTAGTTTACCCTTTTGAAGTTGAGGGAAGTGCCTTGCGTGACTTGGCTTTTTGTCGTGTCAAAATACAACTGAATGACCGTCCGAATGGGATATGATATTGCGATGATCGTAAGCGAGCGATACGACGCTCCGGTGAAAATCCGGCGCAGGAACGACATTCGGGTAAAGCGGCAAACTTGCAACAAAACAGTCACTTTTTACAGTGACAGAAAGGAGAAACAATGACTAAAGGTGAACAAATTGTTGCGCTGGCAATGGAGAAAGTCAGTCGTGAAGGCTATCCGAAGCTGACCGAAGATCATCCTTTTTTTGGAAGGTTAAGAGTGTTTATGGTTGACAAGCATTACTGGATGGGCACAGCTACAGATTTATTTACCGAAATGAACGACACCGTTACGCCGACTAATACGGTAACAAAACTGCTCAACAAATATTGGTATCGGTTGAGAAAACGTGACGGTATCGGCATCAATTTTCGGCGTACTAACCGAAGAAGAATCATCGAAATCTATAATCACAGACAACCATAGTGACAGTTTAGGGTGACAGATATGTTGACAGTTTTTTCAGAACACTGCATAACAATGTTGAATCTAGGCACGCAGACCACTCGTACTCCTACCGGAGCCGAACGGTACTGCTGAACTTCCGAGATGCGTCTCAGCAAGCAGACCGTTCGTATCCACAAACGGTTGTTGCTGAGAAATCGCCTCGGAATTTCAGCACTTGTTAGGGACACCCTAAGACCTGTTTGCGAAAATCTTAACTACGAAAGGAAGGTGACAGATTATGTACTATGTTGATGACAAAGGCAAAGTCCTTGATATTCAAACGCCGCTTACCGAAGCACTCAACGCAGTCATTGAGGATTACTTCGATATGCTCAGTAAGATGACAGCGGAGCAACGGCTAAACTATTTTAAGTATGAACAGTTCGTTGAACCGTTACGATACACACAGGACATTGACAACACAACCTATATTGTGCGAACGCACTTCAATCAGAACGCTGACAAAACAATCTTGAAGAAGATTGAAAAGATAGTAGAGAAAGATTCAATTTAGTGCTTTAAAGTATTGAATTTAGCAGTCGGATATGTTATAATAAAACTATCCTACAAATACATATCCGACTGTGGAAAGGAGCAAAATGAGTAAACAGTCAGATAAAGACAAAATCACAGCTCTGTACTGCCGACTATCCCGTGATGACGAGAAGGAAGGCGTATCGGGCTCAATCAAAAATCAAACAGAAATTTTACAACAATACGCTGCCGAAAACAGTTTCAAAAATACTCGCCTTTTCATAGACGACGGTTTCTCCGGTACAACCTTTAACCGTCCTGCCTTCAACGAAATTATGAAGCTCGGCGAGGAAGGAAAAATCGCAACGCTGATTGTCAAAGACCATTCCCGTCTCGGACGTAACCGATTGGTAGTCGGTTCCTTGTTGGAAGAAGAATTTGACCGTATGGGCATTCGCTATATTGCCATTATGGACAATATCGACACCAAAAACGGAATCAGCGATCTTGTACCTATGCAGGACTGGTTTAACGAGTGGCACGCAAAGAATACCAGTGACAAGGTGCGCAAGGTATTCAAGAGCAAAGGCGAATCGGGCAAGCCATTGACAAGCAATCCGCCTTTTGGATATATGAAAAGTCCTGATGACAAGTATCAATGGATAATCGACGAGCCTGCGGCTGAAATCGTCAAGCGTATATTTAAGATGTGCGTATCCGGAATGGGACCGTCACAAATTGCCAACAAGCTAAGCGCAGAGAAAGTTCCAACACCAACGGAATACTGGATTAGCGTAGGCAGAAAGTGCGGTAAGCCGCCGTCCGTTCCGTTCCACTGGTGTCCGGCTATGATAGCGAACATCTTGAAGCGACAAGAGTATTGCGGTGATACCGTCAACTTTCGCAGCACAACCAAATCCTTTAAGAACAAGAAGCGTGTTGACCGTCCTGAAAGCGAATGGATAATCTTCGAGAACACCCATCCCGCCATTGTTGACCGTGACACATTCAAACTTGTTCAGAAAATCCGAGAAGGCAGGCACCGTCAAAAACGGACGGGCAAAGTCAGTATCTTTTCGGGATTGGTGTTCTGTGAGGATTGCGGACAGAAGATGTACTACCAATCAGGCAAGAAAGACCGGCGAGATCCACCGCACTTTATGTGTTCAAGCTATTCCAAGAATCCCGACACCTGTACCTCACACTATATTGGCGAGAGAACGCTGACAAACCTTGTTCTTGAAAGTATGCGGCGAGTGTTTCTGAACATTCAGGCTTTTGAAAAGGAATTTGTCCGCAAACAGGTTGAGAGCTACGACTCTGACAAAAAGAAAGAGCTGACAGCAAAACGCCGAGAGCTTGAAAAGGCAAAGAAACGTATCGCTGAAATTGATAAGCTGATACAGCGAATCTATGAGGACAATGTTATTGGTAAACTGAGCGACGAGCGATTCGCAACCTTGAGCAACACATACGAAACCGAGCAGAAGGAACTAAAAGAAAAGCTCCCCGAAATGGAGAGCTATCTTGAAGCCGAAACAGATAAGACGGTTAATCTGCAAAAATTTGTTCAAAAAGTAAAAGCAATCACCGAGCCAACCGAGTTGACAGGTGAGCTTGTTCACGAATTCATCGACAAGATTGTTGTATCAGCCGCCCGCTATCTTGACGGCAAGCGGTATCAGATTATCGACATTTATTACAACGGTGTTGGTATCATCAAACCGCTTAACCCCGAAGATATGGAAGCAGGCTTCCAACGCCATATGGCAGAAATGCAACAGAAACAGAAGAAAACAGCATAAAACCTGAAATATCAAAGTCCGATGGGATACCTTCTTTATGTAGTGTGTCCCACAGGACTGTTTTCTTAACGCTCACCTTCTCGCCCGATTTAGCAGTAAATTTAGATAAAAAAGAAAACAGAGTAGTCAAAAGACTACTCTGTTGTGGCTCCCCCAACTGGGCTCGAACCAGTGACATCATGATTAACAGTCATGCGGTTTATTTAAAAAAAGTCAGTGTTTATCGGCATTTTCGGACTTTTTAAGCTGTGTCTGTAGTAAATCTGTAGTAATTCTCGCAATCAAAAAAATATTTGCTTTTTTAAAAAATATTTTTAAAAAGCGCTTGACTTACCACTCAATGAGTGATATAATATAGTCAAGATAAAGAAAGGGGACATCAAAATGACAAGAACAGAAAACAAGGAAATTACCGTAAAAGATTGGTTCGCTGACAAGGTAGCAAATGAGCTTGGCAGGAACATCACAATGTGCTATGTCTTTGCAATTTTGAAAGAGACTGAAAAAGCTGTATATGCAATGCTTAATGTTGGTTGTTACCAACGCAAAACAATGTGGATTCCGAAGTCTGTTCTTGTTGAAGAAGATATTCCCGATGATTCCAACCACAAAGTTATCTATACAGATGATTACGACAGAGCAGTTGAACTTTTTAACGACCACTGGTCAGATTTCGTTTAAGTAAAAAAAGGAGAAAACACTATGAAAATCAAAACATTTAACGATTTCAAAAATCTTAAAAAAGGAACATGGATTAATGATTATAACGGCACATATGAGGTAGTCAGCACTTATCGTGAATATAATTCATGCATCGGACTTGCAGAAGTAATATATAAAGACGATGAAAGTGATGAATATACATTAGGAACAGAAAATCCGAATGTAACTTTTCTCGATGTAAAAGGGGCTGAAATCATCTCTTGAATACCATATACATTGAAAAATCCGCCTACTCTTATCTTAGAGAATGGGCTGACAAAGACAGATTGAAATGTTCCTTAGCTGAACCGTTTTTCCAAAAATGTGAAATACGCAAAAAAGATAATCCTGAATACGCGCTATATGTCGAATCGAAAGGACTTGAAAGAAAATTCTCTCTGAAAATCAACAAAAAACTGTTCGCTAAAGGCGAGTTCTTCCCTACTCCCGAAGGTGCGAACGATTTTCAAATTCATTATAAAATTGCAGAAGAAACTGAAATGAGCCAAGAACAGCTTAATGTGATGATGATTTTGATAACTTCGTATATTCACACGAACGCTTTCTTATGGTATGGAAATTTTCTTGACCGTGACAAGCGAGAATTTTCCGCTGTAGGAAAGAATCAAAAAGGCGATAAAACAATCGTATTCAGACCGTTCCAGAACCAACTCTACGCCGCCTCGGTTGGTCGTCACAGAAGCCCCGAGGGCGTGTTCCAAGTTCGTGGGCACTTCCGCCGATATAAGACAGGCAAGGTCATTTGGATAGATGGCTACTTGAAAGGGGTTGATAAGATTGACAACAATTAAAGAAGCAAGGCTCAGCGCCGGACTAACTCAACAGAGAATGAGCGAAGTTTTTGAAATTCCTAAAAGAACTATTGAAAATTGGGAAGCTGGCATCAGAAAGCCTCCCGCATACGTTGAAAAACTTGTAATCCGTGAACTCGGAAGGATTGCAGAAGAAAATAATAACAAATAACAAAATCCCCCTCATCCACTTTTTACGGCGGATGAGGGGAATTTTTTTGCAATCATGTGTTTGTCAAGATATTAAGAATGTCCTTTAGGTTTTAATTAGCCGAGTGCCTTTTTTGCGTTGGCAATTTTGTTGTCTTTTGCTCGAATACCGTCATTGATGAGATGATAGATAGCATTGATGGTCTTCTCGCCAACGATACCGTCAACTGTGACTTTACCTGCTCTCTGTGCCTCTTTTACAGCTTTCAAAGTGCCGTCACCGAAACCGTTCGAGTTATCGACCTTAGTCTTGATAATTTTCATGTTGTACAAAGTAATCAACTGCTTCTTAAAAGCAAGTGTTGCCGTATTGTGTGCGCCGTATTTAATCATTTCCTCATTCTCCTTATTTGATGTTTTACCGCCGAGCTGTGCAGTTACTTCGTCTGCAAGATTGCCAAGCCTGTTATAGAGCCAGTCGCCTGGACAGGACTTATTGGCAAACCACCTATGTACAGTCAAGACCATTTCGCCTGATTTTGGCGAATAGTTTAAAGTCTTGTCCTCATTGCCAAACCAAAGCAGTTTAGTCTTGCCGTTACGCTTGCAAATGTCAACGCAGAGTGCAACGAGTTTGTTATACACCTTACTGTTCATGGTGTACGGAGCTACCGTGTCGCTTGCACATTCGATTGTGACTGCACGCTGGTCATTTGCGTTTGATGAACTGCACCAAGAGCGATTGCCTTCATCAACACAAAGCAACACTCTGCCGTCATAGCCGATTCCGTAGTTACAGCTTGCCTCACAGGCTGTATTCATAAAGATATTACCGAGGGTTTCGACACTGCACTGACCGACTACACAATGCGGAGTAATGCGGTCAATACTGTGTGTGCGTTTACCGCTGTGGTTTGGGCTTAATTTTGTGTAATTAACAAGTTTTGAATTACTCATAATTATTCCTCGCTTTCGTCTGTTTTGTTATATTTATAAGCTGACAAGCCGAGCAGAGCGCCTAAGAAGGTATCAACGGCTGTGATAGTGCCTACAATCTGTTCGCCGTATGGCAAGCCCCAAATGCCTGCTACGGCAAAGTAAAGTGTACCGATTGCAGGCAGTACGATAAGAGCAATGTATTTAAGTACATCATAGATTTTGTTTGTCATTTTCATTATTATCATCCTTTCAATTTAAATCTTCCGCCGAATGTGCCGACTGGTTGAGGTACTTATCAATCTTATTGATAGCCTCGGTAACTCTGCCGTTACAACCCTGCTGTTTCAGACCATCAAGACACGCACGGAGTGCATACATTGTCAAGGTCTGCTCACCTTTGATTTTTTTGATTTCAGCGTTCTGCTTTTTGTTGTTTTCGATAAATTTAAAAACACCAAATACAACACCGCCAATTAAAGCTAACGCAGATATGATTTCTGCAAGCTGTACAATATCAATCTTCATCGCTTACATCTCGCTTTCCGTCGGCTCGTCAACGGTTGGATTGTCGCCCCAAACTGCCATGACAGCGTTATAGTATTCATCAGACAGCACCGTTTTGAGCTGTTCTCTGCCCGATTTGCTGTTCATGTATGCGTTGCGGACATTGCCGCCGACCTGCATTTCTTCACCGTTAAAGTTCAAAAACTGTTGTCTGAGTACCGACACGCTGTCCTTTGTGAGCATATCGAGTGTGATTTTTTCTTTAAGTTCCATTATTTTTACCTCCGTTATTTAATTTTGTACAAGCAAATCACATTAATTTGCTCGCCGTCTGCAAATGTGTAAGCCGTCTTATCCTGAGTCGAAAACTGTAGCCAAGTGTTATTTTTCGGAATGGCAAATTTAAAGAGCTTGCCAAGGTTTGAAATACCGACACAAAAAACATTGTCCTCGGAAATACATTTGTACGGCAAATCAATCAGCAGACACATGCTATTGCCGCCAAGAGATACTGCGTTCATTTTGACCGTTGCACTGACGATTACGATGTCACCAATCGTCTTATATGTACAGTTTGCACTTTTGATTTTATCTGCGACGGTTGAATATGGTGTAAGCGTTGATGTTCCGCTTTCGATATTTGACGAATCGTATTTAGTTGCCAAGGCGGTTTTATCTGCTTTCACAAGCAGAGCGTTGTAAACTGCTCCACTTGTGAGATAGCACGGGCTATTATTTTTGGGTTCACTGTCAAACGGCATTGAATTGAGCTTTTGGGCAAGTTTTTGGTCTGTTTTTTCCTTCGTATATGCGTCCGTAATTCCGTACCCTGCGAGAGTATTGGCTTTATCAGCTTTTTTTGCAAGATTTGTGTCGACTGTATCAAGCCTTGCCCCAAGTGAATTAAAACTGCCTCGGGCCGTGGCAACCTCTCGGCTGATGTCAGCAAAACTGCCAGCACTTTCGTTGTTTATTTTGCTGTTTTCGGCAAGGCTCGGAGTTACCATGACTTTTAAAGTCAGCGGAGTATTTAATACCTGCGTTTCACCGTTTGCAATCTTAATTTCGATTGCCAAGAAGCCCGACATAGACTTGAAATCTTCAAGCGGAACAGTAATAACATCTGCCGTGCTGTTCAGTGTGCAAGCGACTGAATCTGAAATTAAATATCCGTCCGTTGCAAAGGTTGCAGTTACTGAGCAATCTGCAAAGGTCAATTTTTCACCGCTGGCCGTCAACATTACATCGAGATAGCGGACTGCTTTGTCATTTACATTTGCAATTGCAACAATATTCGGTGCGTTGCGGTCATTTACATCAATTGTAATTGATTTATGTTTCATACTAATTGCCATTATCTTCTAAACCTCCTTTGAATTTTGAGCAAATCAGACATTGACATACTTAAGTCGCCGATTGTAATTTCTTTGTATTTCTGAGATACACTATCGTAGACCGTTTTTGAAATTCTTCGGCTAAGATTCGTGCCGTCCGGCATCACAACCGTTACTTCATCATAAAGTTTGATTGCGTGCATTTTAGTGAGCTCGTTTTCAAGAGTTACCTTTATGCTCAGTGTTTCCGGTGTTTGTTCCGTCGAATAGTTATAATCAGCAACCGCATTACGCAAAGCATCTCTGACTTCTTCGTAGTTTTCGCCGGTGCTTGGATTTAAGGTATATTTTTTGATTTTGCTTGTGCAGTCGTATAAATATGTGTTTTTTATGTTCCGTTTTAACCCTGTCTCGTACGGTTCAGGGCTTGACACGACGACTTCTTTATTATTCGTAGTGTTGCATCGTGCGTAAGGCATAACATGTGTATAGTAGTTGCCGATTTCAGCAGTCTGCTTATAATCTGACACATTAGCGCCGAAAGCTATACGATAGCCATTTTTCGCCCCTGCTGTACTGATTTTTTCAAAGTAAATATCAAAATTATTAAAATACAAAACACCGCCAAACTGATTTATCAGTCCTTCGTCATCGTCTTTGAAAATCTCCTCAAACTTTACCGCCTGTGAATAGCCTAAGTAGATTCTTTTCTTAGCTGTGATTGATGAACTGAAACTAAACCACTTATATGGGGCCTCCGTAAACCACATATACAAGGGTTTTCCTCCCTGGCTGTAGTCTCGCATAAAGTGATCAATAAGTTCTTTCGGTGTGCCAAACATCGAACCGTCTGTTGCACGAGGAATTGTACCGTTTTGGAAGAACATTCGTGACACATGTTCACCTGACACGGTTAAATCACCGTTTTTATCGACTTCTATTTTTGTGACATAAAAATACTGTGGCTCGGATACATTATTTACTTTCGCTTTGACATATGAAGTTATTTTTATTTTTGGTGCGAGCGTATCTGTGCTTTTAATTTTCATGTTAAAGCTGTATGTGCCATTTTGCTCCATTGTCACCAAAAACTCGGTACATTCGTTCAAAAAACCGAAACCATTAGATTCAAACAATGGTGTTGAATTTTTGTAATAGTCAGCAATATTGTACAAAATAGGGTACATTACAATCTCCTCCAATTTGGCTTAATTTCAATGTCGGTAAACGCATTTGCGCTTTTTCCTGAGAGCTTTATTTTATTCCAACCGGGCACAAGCTTTGGAAACTCTGTGCAGATTATGCAATTGTTTGCCAAACTCATGCCGTTATCAAAAGAAGCTGACTGCTGTTCGGAATCAAGTTCAATATAATCCTTATCCGATGATGTTTTAACCGTTAAAGTTTGACCACCATTTACCGTCAGCGTCAACGGATTAACTTTTGCGCCTTTGTTGATGATTCTAATAAAAGGCTCGGCTGTGTAATTTTCAGGGTTGTAGATTTCGATTTCAGCGTTTTGAGTTGAGGTCAATTTGGGTCTGGTAATCTCTTGTCCTAAATCGCTATACCAGAACGGCACTCGACTAAAATTTATAGTCGTTGACAAGCAAAGAGGAGCAACCTCTTCTATTGGCTCAATTCCTGTACAAATCGCTTTTGTATAATAACCGGGGTTATATGAATTCCTAAAGATTTTATATTCACCGTCCCAAACAGTAAGCCATTCAGCAAACGCTCTTACAAGCTCTGCATTGCTTTCGTTTGGCACAATGTACGGATAACTGTTGACCTCAATCTGCATTTCAACATTATCGAAAACACCATTGTCAGAAATCACTCCGCCGTTTGTGCCGTAGACAGGGGTAAAATCAAAACTGCGTTTCGCTATTTGATATTTGGGAGGTGTAGCTATAAAAAATCCCAATGTCCGCAAATTGGTGCCGTTATATGTAAAACTATGCCTCATCTTTAACCTCCCAACTTCGACGCTTCACCGTCAAGCGTTTGCACAATTGCAGTCGATACGCGGCGGTTAAAATCATCAACATCCATATCATTATTGATATTGACATCGCCTGTAAATTGAATTGCAATCGTAGGTGAATTTGTAACAGCTTTCAACATTTGACCGTTTACTGTCGCATTTTGGCTTTGCGTGCGAATGTCTGCAAATTTATTGTTCACCGCTCCAATTGGATTACATTCAACCGCTGACAAGGCCCTTGAGGTTAAAGACCTTACCGTCTTTTGTGTTTCGGCAATTTCATCGGCGATTCCAAGACGATAACCCTCGCCGAAGTAAGCTCCAAGTTTCCTCGTCTTTTTTGATGGTGAGTGTGAATCCTGTGCATTTGCAAGAGAAATAAGACCTGTCTCTGCGAGTTGTCTGGCCTGCCTATTCATTTCCGCGTGAAGACTTCCTGTAGGTCCGCCCTCGCTCAAGCCTTTAATATAGCCCTGAGTAAAATCCTTACCTTTTTGATAGCTTTTGTTGTAACTCTCTGAAAGACTGTTTTCGGCTGTGCTGAGAACCTTTTTGCCTGACTTATCAACTTTATCAAGGGCATCTTCATTTTTCATACCATCACTTACGCCCTCAGTGCCGTTTTTGCCTGCAGTTTCGCCGTTGCCTTCAAGTTTATTGAGTTCACCGGTTGCTTTATTAACAAGCTCTTTTGCATTATCAACCATTTTTTGGGTTACGCCCGGCTGATTTTCGTCCATTGCAGTTTTTAGCAGTTCATAGTTTGCGGTAAAATTTGCAAGCTGATTTTCAAGGCTTTCTCTTGAGCCTGTTTCGGCATCAATAAAGCCCTCTTTAATTTTCTGCTGTTGTGCAGTGATTTCATCAGCTTTGCCTGTAGCAATTGCGGCAACCGTGCCGTACATATCGGTGTATTTAGCAAGCTCAATTTCTGCTCTTTCCTGCAACTCTTCGGCTTCTTCAACTTGGTCTTTTGTGACACCTTCAACACCGTCTTTGTATGCTGTCCTTAAATTCTCGGCATTTGTCTTAAAATCATTGACCTGCTGTTCGAGAGCATCTTTAGTGCCTGTTGTGTATGTAACAATACTGTTCGCGACATCCGACATTGCGGCTTTAATTTCTTCGGTGTTACCTTTTGCGGTTGCCGCTGTGAGGTTTTCGTAGTTTTGAATCGTGCTATTATAATTGACGAGTTTTCTTTGATACTCGTTATATTTGCTTTCAACTTCCTTAAGAGTTTTTTCTTTCTCTTTGAGGTTATCTTTAGCTTTTTGACTTTCAGCACCGTATGCCGCGCCAAATGATGATAAAGCACGCTCGTTTTTAGCTGTATTCTGCTTATTCTGTGCGTCTTTAAGGTATTTTTGATAATCGGTTTGCGAGATTTTTCCGTTCTCAAATGCCCACCCCGCAATTTTGATTATTCTTTTGTTTCTGTCAAGTCCTTCTGTATTATATTTTTGTGCGGTTTCCGCTGCACTGTCGCGCTCTTCTTGTGCTTTTTTCTTTTTGGCATAAGCATTTATTGCATCAGTTTTTGCTCCTGCAAGACCCGATACAGCAGTCTGATAAGCATCTTCTGTAGCTGATAACATAGCAAGGGCTTTCTTTGATTCAAGTGCATCATCAATTGAGCCTTTAAGGTCTTTATAGGACTGAATAACATTGCCGTTCCAAGTGATTTCATCGCCTGTAACGCGGCTCAATTCATTGGTAATAAATTTTGCTCTGTCTTCATAGCCTTTTTTAACTTCGCCGTTCTTGTCAACAATGCCTTGCAATTCGATCCACAAATCGTCGTAATATTGAAATTCACTTTCAACCTCTGACGCCGCATCTTTTTTGCTCTGAACATATTCATCATTGGCATCTTTCAGCTCTTTGATTTCTTCCTGAGCCTGTTCATGTGCTTCGTTGAGCTTGTCCTGTGATTCTTTGGCTTCATCGTTTGCGCTTGCAATTGACCACAAGGAGCCTACAAGCGTAGCGGCTAAGCCTACGACAATGCCGATTGCGTTTGATTTCTGCGCAAGGTTAAGACCTTCTTGCGAAATTTTGGCAGTATCTGTAGCAATTCTGAGGCTTTTATATGCGCCTATAAGGCTTTGTACACCGCTTACAACAGCGGTTGTTTTTTTGCCTACCCAAATACCGCCGACAAGAGAGCCTACAATTTTAAGCGTAGGGATAATGTCTTTGGTGTGTTTACTTGCAAAATTGCAAAGTTTTTTGACTTCCGGAAACAGCGATTTTCCGATAGGATTGATAACATCAGTTTGTACCGTTCTGCCAAGACTTTCCCAGTCAGCTTCAACATCGTCGTACTTGATGTCCTTAATTTTTTGCATGGTGTTTTTGGTCTTGTCGGCAGAGCCATTAACTTTCATCAGAGCTTTTACGCCGTCAATGCCCAAATCTTCCCACATCGTGCCAAAGAGGTCTACACCTGCCTGATTTTGCTTAACCTTGTCATCCATCTCAAACAGAGCTTTTAAGACCTCTGATGTTGCTGATTTTGCACTGTCTCCGCCTTTTGCAAATCTTGCCTGCAAATTCTCAATACTGCCTTTTGCGCCTTTGCCTGCTGATTCGAGATTTGCAAGATTTTCTTTAGCAGCTTTTAGCGCCCCTGAATATTGTTCAATTTTATCGGCATTTTTTTGTTTCGTTAATTCACTTGTTGATTCGTTAAAGCCTTTTTGCTCCTCTTTTGCATAGTAAAGATTTTTTTCGAGCTTTGCGACTTCATCTTTGGCTTTTTGAATGTCCTCAGCTGAGGCTTTTGCGCCGTAGCCGAGAAGAGCAAATCCCTCCTGCGTACTCGAGGCTGTGTCCTTAGAGCGGATGCCAAATTCTTTCATCGCATCGCCGAGCTTGTCGATACTGAAAGTACCTGCTTTAGAGCCATTTTCAAGCGAGTTAAAAAACTCGTTCGCATCGTAGCCGAGTTGCTTGTAATGTACGGAGTATTCGTTGATTGTGTCGAGCAAATCTCCGTTTTTATTCAGACCTTTTTGACTGCCCTGAGCAATAAGATTAAACGCTTCATCGCCTGTTACACCGAACTGTTCCATAAGCATGTTCGCCGCTCTTAGCGTTTCGACGAAGTCATAATCATAGGCATCTCTTAAAGTAAAGAGATTTTCGGTCATATCCTTGAGCTTGCTTGGATTTGTTTCGTTAGTTGTTTGCTTAATCAAAGCAAGAACATTCGCAACTTCTTCCTGAGATTCGCCGAAATTCCCTTTGTAAACATCTTCAAGGACATCTTTGTACTTTGTCATCTCCTCGGCGGTCAAGCCTGCTTGTGCCTGCAAAGAGTTTAGCGCCTTTTGTTCGCCGTTTGCGCTTACAATTGCGCCTGTAACAGCTCCGCCAATTGCCGTTGCTGTAGCAGTAGCTTCTTTTAAGGCATCGCCAACAGCAGATTTAAGGTTGTCAGCTGAGGATTTAACCTCATCCATTTCTTTCTTGACCTTGGATAAATCAGTTTTATTCGACTTATTTTCAAGGTTTTCAACCCCATTGGCGACTTTATCAAATTCGTCTCTTGTCTTGTCGAGTTGTTCGTTAAATGAGTTAAGTTTGCTTTTGGTTTTTTCAACTTCACGCTGATAAGCTCTGTACTGTTCCGTAGAAATTTCGCCGTTTTTTGCCTGTTCTTCAACCTGATTTTGTACCTCAAGCAAGCGGTCAAGAGCAGATTTGCTGTTTTCGATTTGTTCTTTTAATACTTCTTGCTTTTGGGCAAGCAAAACAGTGTTTTCAGGATCAAACTTTAATTGTCTGTTAACAGCCGACAATTCGCTCTGTAGGCTCGCCGATGAGGACTGTACAGCTTTTAAGGATTTCTGTAAATCTATTGTGTCACCGGCAATTTTGACGGTAATACCCTTAATTGTAGATGCCATATCTATCCTCCAACTTTTTGTATCTGTTCATAAACTCGCTATACTGCTCTTCCGAAATTTCTTTGTTTTCAAATCTTTCTGTAACGAAAGGCAATACAGATTTCATTTTCTGATATTTTTCTTCATCTTCGTGAATGTTTTTATTGTTTTGTAATGCAAAATAGGTTTCCACATAATCAATTACAAAACCTATTGTAAATCTTTGTAAATCTGCGACAGTCAGACCACACCTGACGGCATAGGATAAGATTTCCTTTGCCGTCAGGAAAGTTCCGTTTAGGTCGCTGTCGCTGTCACTTTTGGGCTGTCGCCCTTAAGGCTGTCAACGATGAGTTCGATAATTGTGTCAGTCGCCGAAATAGCGTCTTTAATGCTCACATCTCTTGACCAAGTCTTAAAGTTTGAAATTGTATCGTCTGCCGTTTTTGCCGCTGCCCACAAAAGCTTTACGGCAGAACCGAACTTTACATCGTTAAGATTTTTAACCAGAACACGGTCGGCATCACGCAGAAAGCTGTGGCCTTTGAATGTGTCCTCGTAGATGAGCATTGTATATGCCGTAACCTCAACCTCAACATCTTTACCATTAATAACAACTGTGTCTTTCATGCTTTAACCTACTTTTAAAATTATACTGTTCCGGGATTTGACTTAACAATCGGCACTACAACGCTTTCGGGCAGAGTGTCCGCATATGATGTGTAGCGCACAAAGTCATTGTCAGGGCGTGGCTTTGCTGTAACCGTAAAGGTCGGGAACTGTGGATCGAAATTGCCTTCTGATGTCTTGTCGTTCCGGCTTGCCCTTGCAGCTACGCAGTCAAAATATGTGTCAATCTCGTAGAGTTTGTCACCTTTGTATGTTTCCTTTGCAGCGAGGAGGGCAAATCTCGGCATTACTTTGATACCGCCCTTTTCGATGATACCGCCCTCTGTAGCTTCATCATTGCCGAACCAATCTTTTTCGATGTCGTCGACTGCTGAAATAAGCTCAAGACTGATTGTATAACCGCCGTTTGCACTCGCTACAATAATAGGCAAGCCGTCAGCGTAAATTGTGTTCGAATCGCCGATAGGTTCAGCACCGATACTTCTGCCGCCTGCCTTATCAGACTTAAACCACACGGGCTTACCGTATGTGATTTCGCCTGTGCTGCTTTCTGTCAGCACAGCATAACCAACTTTTCTAATAGTTTTGTTCATTAATAAACACTCCTTATGTTTTTAAATTCTTTTTATACCGCTCAAATCACCGCCGCCAAAAGCTTCCGATGATTTAATGAGCTTTTTTATTCCGGTTTCAAATTCGCCGTGAATTTTCTCTGTTGCCGGAGCAATATGCACCTTCGGTTGTACCGTTCCGCCTTTTTGGCCCCTCTTTTTACGAGTTTTTTCGAGGAGGTGTGTAAGCCGGTACTCAGGCTTAGCGGCATACACCGTTTTTTCATAGAATCGAAATGTTTCGTTTGTGACCTTTATCCTAAACGATTTGCGATATTTTTTTCTTCTGCCGACAGGTGCATTTTTCTTGATTTCGTTTTTGAGCTCTTCTGATTTTTCGTCAACCAACAACCGCACGCCCATTTGGATATCAGCTGAATAGGTTGACAGTTCTTTCGACAGGGCATCTCCGAGACGGTCGATACCGACTTTTTTGTAATTACTCATCGAAAATCACGCCCAAAGTGTAATAACTTACACAAAGTTTATTCGTTATGTCCCACGCTCGGTTCGGCTTTTTCCAACCTAAGCCGTTTTCGTTGAGCCACTCCTCAAACTTCGTCTCGCTCTTGTGGTCGTCTTTTGCCGTATAGAGTTCTATGATGATTTTTGCATTTTTCCAAAGTATTTCACCGTCTGCGTAAATGCCTGTTTCCTCGTCTTTAAAGTAAACAAGATAGGGAGCAGGGGTTGATTTGTTGTAATCTGCCTCAACGCATTTAATGCTACAAGACTTAATAAGTTCGACAAATTCATCGTAATTTTTAAAATACATCTTCTGCACCGCCCTCATACAGTCCCCTCTGCGACAGGCTCACAATCGAGCAAGGGGGATTTTTGCTTTTATCGTGCTGAATTTGTTCAATCTTGAACCTTGTGCCGTCAATGATGACCGCCATATCCGTTCTCAAGGTTTCATCTTTGTGGATATGGATAACCTTTGACAGTTCAATATCGTTCTGCTTTGCTCCGTAAAACCGAGTTACACCGATTTTTTCATTACCAAAGCGATACTTTTTCAAGCTATCGGCAATAATATCGTCGTTTTCGTCCGTTTCGTAGATTTTTGCAAGTCCGTCATTAAATGTCAAAAAATCAATGTTATTCTTCAGTATCATACATTCGCACCTCGTATTCCTGCCTTAATTTCAAAATTTCGCTTTCAAAATTATGGTCGAACATTTCAACAGCATTTGAGTAAGCATAACGGCAGTAATCAAACAGCAAACTTCTTGCCCTTGTTGGTCGTTCAAAATCCTCATCAGTAAGCAGAGGGTTGTAATCACGGAGGTGCTGTTTTCCATTGGCTATAATCAGTTCAATTTTCGACTTTGTGCCTTCATCTGTTTCAATGTGTTCGCGGTCGAAATCAAGCATATTAACTATATCGTTCATGATTCCCATTGTTCAACACCTCCGTGATAAATTAAACTGTTGTTGCCTGATTGAGAGTTACTTTAATTTCAGCAGGATTGAGCGCCGAAATGTCGAGCTTGATAAAATCGTTTTTGTGGAGCGAAAAACCTGTTGCATAAGCCTTAATAAGATAAACTCTGTTATCCTCGATAAACTGATACTGGTCAGAGTAATCAAGCTTACCTTCCTTGCCTGTTGAGAGGCAGGCTTTATATCTTGAGAGCTGACCGATAACAGCAGTACCTTCTGTGACCATTTCTGACGGATAAACATTCGTCGGGAAGGGGAAGAGGTTGTTTTTGTACGAGCCGTCGGTTGCAAGCACCGTAGTCGCAGGAATAATCTTCGTGAGATAGTCAACAGGATTAACGATGAGGTCAACCGATGTGATGTTGTTTGTCTTACCACCCTTGCCTTTTGCAAGCTTTGCGACAACATCCATATATGACTTCACATCAAGACTTGTGAGCTTTGTTGCTGTCTTTTCGGTGTAAGCGTTCGCTTTTACTGCTCCTTCCGGATCTTTGAGCATACCGATAGGTTTGCCGTTACCGTCACCGTTGATGAAGCCGTCCTCAAATGCGTATGCAAGTGCATCAGCGAGGATTCTGCGGACATATGCGTCAATGTATGTAGCTCCGAGGTCAAGCATATCCTTCGGAACAGGAACGAAGGCGCTTACTTTTGAGGTTGAGAAGTCCTTTTCCTGAATTGTGCCTGTAAGCTCCTGTGTGATTTTGGAGTTCAGTGCGCCCCAAGCGGCAAGCTGTTTTGTGTCTGTCGCAAAGATTGCCTTAACAGAGCCGTATGTGTTCTCAATACCGATTGCATCGAGCAGCGGATGATTGCTGGTAATGTCCTCAAGCACTGTGTCAAGGATTGTCTGCGGAATTGTAACATCAAGACCTGTGAGTGCCTGCTTAACATCAGCAGATTTTGCCGCTGTTACAAAATTGTTGTAAAACTTCTGCTCTGCCGATGTAAGCTGTCTGAATCCTCTCTTGGCAAGGATTGTGTTGTCGGCTGTTTCGCCGATTTCCTGTGCGACCTCAATGATTGACTGCTGAATACTGTCAGCGTAGGCATTGAGTGCATCGGTCATTTTTGCTTCATCTTTGGAATCAATGGCAGTTTTCAAGTTCTGCGCAAACTTTGCTTTTGCGTTCTTAATCGCATCAAGATTCTTCATTTTTTAAATCTCCTTTATAAATAATTTTTGTTTTTGAAGTATTCTTCAATAAAGCCAAAGCTATCCTTCTCTTCGGGATTTTTCGGCTTGGGCTCAGGTGGTGTCTGCGGTTCAGGCTTTGCACCAAGCATTTTTGCAAGCTCTGCCGCTGCCTGTTTTGCTTTTGGATTCTTCTTTTGCTGTGCATCGTCAACAATCTCTTTTGATTCGGTTAAGTCAACCGGATCAAGAATTTCGTCACACAAGCCGATATTGAAGGCTTCCTCTGCCGTCAAAAATGTTTCAGCATCAAGAAGCGGCTCGAGGGTTTCTCTCGTGAGCTTATCGCCTGCGTGTACAAGGTAAGAATTTGTGCTTGCTTCACTGATCTTGTCAAGCTGAGCCGCAAATTCTCTATGCTCTTTTGCATTGCCGTAACAACCGCCGATCGCATGATGAATCATCATTGTTGTGTTTGACGGCATTACAATCTTGTCTGCCGCCATTGCGACAACAGAAGCAATTGAACACGCCATACCGTCAATGTATGCAGTGACCGGCACACTCTGCCGTTTGAGCAAATTGTAAATTGACACGCCCTCGTCGACATAACCGCCGAGTGAGTTAATGTAGAGTTCAATGCCTTCAATTTCGCCTACTTTTTCAATCGCCTTGCGAATATATTCAGCGCTTGTCTTGGATTCTACAAGGTCGCCCCAAATATTCAAGTAACTCGGCTCGATTTCGCCATAAAGATATATCTGCAAGACACTCTGATTTTCAGCAATCTGCTTGATGTTGTAATTTCTGCTTTTCATTTATTCACCACCCTTCAAAGCATTTGCTATTGTTTGGTAATTTTTAGTAATGTAATATGTATGCGCCCAAGCCTCTGAGCAAGGGAGCATGTTGCAATATTTTTGAGCCTGCGCAGGTGTCAATACTCCGCTGGCAATTGACTTATCAAGATTATTCGCCTGACTGATTGCATCAATGTGTCTAACTGTCGTTGTGTCAATCAGTAGATAATTACCTTTGCTAAATTCGGTACTACCGAATCTCTTTTTTGTAATTTCTTGCTCAAACATATTCGCAATCGGATCAATTGCGTTTCCGATAGCACAATCCATAGCATCTGAGAGTTGAGATGCCTCACCACTTAAAATAGCCGGCGGAATGTGCAAAGCGTTTCCGACAATCGTGTACGCCTCAGCTCTCAATTTTTGGATATCGTTAATTTCGCTGTTTGTAGTCTTTCCGGCATCGGTTGACGGCTCGGTGTAGTGCATGCCTTTGTACAGAGGCATAACGGCGTTCTTATTCGCGTAAAACGCTTTAAACTGCTTTGCCAAAACTTTGTTGTAAGCTTCAGCGAAGTTTTCGTCGCCGAAGCTGTAATTATCCATCTCTAAGATGCCTTTATGTCCGACAGCTTTGTTATATCTTTCTTGAGCTGATAACATTAACTGCTCGTAAGTGTTGCACATATCCGATAACAAGCCGTTAAGAGCAAAGTTGTTATATCTGAGGTAAATTACCTCACTTTCAGGAAAAATGCGCTGATATGTAAAATTTCGGCAAGTAACGCCGCTGAATGTGTCGTCAATCAAAGCGTGTTCCGTTCTCGAGAAGCTATCAGCAATCATAAGCTGATTATCGGCAGTTTCAACAATTAAAAGCTCATTGTCAAAAATCAGTTTAGCCACAGCTTGTGTAAAAAACTCGATTTTTGTTTGATGTTTGTTAGGTGCATAGTTCCACAGATAGTATTCAGCTTTGCGACTTTCTCGGTTATTGTTTACCGTCACAAATTCACATTTTGCCAAACTTCGAGCGATAAAATCAATCGCTGTAAATAAGGCAAGTTCTGTCAAGTGGAATCTCTGTTCATCAACTGTCGAGCCGTCCTCGTTAAATTCCGCTGCAACGGCATCTTTTTTAAAGAGATTTTTTACCCAGTTTATCACTTTCATCTTTTCACCTGCCTTTAAAATACAATTGCGTTAAAGCAATTCTCGATTTCATCAACCGTCATCGGCTGATTTTGCTTCAACAAATCAAGCTGTGTATATGCTGCGACAAATGCCATAAATCCATCTGTTTTTCGTGATTTTGGTTCGATTTTGCCATATATGATATTGCCGTTTTTATCCTCAATTGCCGATGTATTGTTCGTGTACCAGCGCATAAGTGCCGAATCACCCCAAACAATACGATGATTAGCGAAATCCGAAGCAATCAGAGGAGCTACAAGCATTTTATCTGACGGTCTAACCAATTTGAGATTATTTCGTCCTTTACGGTCACACTCAAAACCTAACTGCATTAACGGTTCTTTGAGCAAAGTGTATCGGTAACTATCCAATGCTCCGCCGACGATGTTGTAATGCTTTTTCTGCTCTCTCAACCAGTCAGCTACGATTTCGGGAGGTATTTCCGCCCCGTCAACCCTTTGTAAATCAGGCTGTTGAGCATAAGGAAATTTAATTCTGCCTAAATCAGCGGATTGCGAACAATACCACGAAAACGGCTTCCATGCGATTGAGCCGTCAATCAAAAACATTAAGCCAATTCCCAAAAAGTCAGTAGTTTTTGTGTAATCAATGCCAAAAACACACGGCTTACCTTCAAGGTCGGGAAGAGGTCTGTTTGTAGCTTTGATATTTTCCCATGAGGTTACAGGATTTGCTTCCGTTCCCTGCGGTAAATTCATTCTCTTCGTCATGAATGAAGAGTTATTATTTGGATCAATTTTCCATTTTTCGTATTCCTTCCGAAGTTCTCGGAGTAAGTTTGGAAAATACTGCAAACTCGGATTCGCCTTGTACCAATTTTGCTCGTCATGAACTTCCTTTTCGTCATTTAATCGGCAAATAAAATAAAGCGTGCCGTTGTCGGGCGCATCACCGTTTAAGACTTCAAGGCCTCTCGCAAACTCTTGGTCAAGTGGACCGTCTCGAACATATCCCATTGTTGTAGTCGTCGTAGTTCTCGGAAGTGGCTTTTTTCCTAAGCCGGTGACAAACACGTCAATAAGCTTGTAGTTTTCGTAAGCGTGCTTTTCGTCGAAATCAACCTTACCCGGTCTACCGCCGTCTTTCGTATCACTGTTAGATGTCCGATATCTCAACACAGAGTTTGTCTTTATATTTACAATTCTTGTTTTCGTCCACTTAAAGTGTTTTTGCATTTTGGCTTTGTTATCTTCAAGGACATTATAAATATCGTTAAAAGTAATAGTCGCCTGATCTTCCGATGTTGCACAAATGTCAATATCGTAATTTTTAATACCGTTTATCGGTGTTAAAAGCGCGAAATCCTCAAAACCTAAATAGCCATTTTTGCCTGTACCTCTTCCGACGATAAGTACAAGGTCGGGAAACCTTAAAACACCTGGAGCTGAGTATGTGCAATTATGCAACGCAAAGCAAAACTTTTCCCATTCAAAAAGTTGATAAGGAAAATATTTCTGCAAAGCTAAATACTTTTCAAGCTGTTCTTCATCAACATAGATTTCTTCGTTTTCAAAAACATTTTCAACAAACTTTATCAGCTGAATTTGCTCACGGCAGACGCGATATTTACCGCTTTTAACAAGGTCGATGTAATCGTCTATAACTTTACAGTTCGTCATCAGATTCACTCTCAACTTTGTCAATCGACAACCCCATTTGTGAGAGAATCGCTAAGCGCTGTTTGTTGTACATCACGGCATTTTTTACTGAGGGATTGTCCTTCATATATTCTTTACCGGTGGCGCTGATAGCTTTGTATGTCAAGCCATTTTTGCGGATGTCCGCCTGCATTTTACGCTCAAGCTTCGTGCAAAAAATATAGCTGTCAATTAAATCTCTATAGACTTCAATGTTTGCACCTTTCAAGGTTAATTGTTCAATCAAGCTGTCCTTGATTTCTGCAATTTTAATCTGTGCCATTTGTGCCTACTCCTCTCTCAAAAATTTCTCGTGTGCGTGCGCGAGACCAAACTGTCGTGCCTTTACACCGTTATCCATAAGCCTCAGAATTTTTCGATTTTTTACCCGGGGGTATGTCTTTTTTTCGACTTACCACTTCTCAGCAAACTCATCTTTCAATTTTTTCGGCTCGTATTTGTGGTGCTCTCTGTAGTGGCAGTCCTTGCAAAGACATTCGAGGTTGTTGATGTCAAGAGCAAGGTCAGGTCTTGCTTTAAGGTACAGCTTGTGATGTACCGCCTCGCACGGGCTGTATTTACCCACAGCACGACAGCGTTCGCATTCGTAATGTTCTTTCGCTTTTTTTGCGTCTCTGACTTTATGCCAATCCGCTGTTAAATAAAATCTATATGCCTTGCCCTCACGGATTTGGCGGACGATCCAGTCCGTTGTTACTTTTCGTTTAATCATAATTTTGCTTCGTAAAATAATAAATAGAGCTATAATGCAATAGTCCTTTTGCATCATAACTCTATTTTAAACTATTTTGTGTCCCAAGTAAGGGACTGTTTTTTTAATTCACTAAGCCGAGTAACCAATCCGCCGATGTTGATAATGCCAGAGCTATTCGCTTAACATTGCACGCTGACGGTTGACTTATCCCTGCTATGTAGTTGTAGATGTTTGACCGGCTCACTCCGGATTTTCGCGCAAGGTCCGAAGGATAAATATTCCGTTCAGTCATTGCTTGTTCGAGCCGTCGAGCAAAAGTTAAGTCGAAAGTTCTCATTTAATCATCGTCCTATCATAGCCTTGTACTTGTCGATGTGCTTCTGATAATTTCCGTTCGCCTTTGCTGTTTGAATTACTTGTCGAACCTGAGAAGGATTGCGTTCATAATCTTTTGCAATCTGTTTAACAGATTCACCAAGAAAATCATATTTGCAAAATAGAAATTCAGAAATATCGGTCAATGGTCTGAATGGTATTTTAGATTTTTTAGATGACGCTTTTTTTCTTTCCCTCTCTTTGGCTTTTTCACTAAGGATTTCTTTCCGGCAAATCGGACAGTATTTTGTTTTAATGCAAAGTGTAATAACTTCAATTCCACATCTCTGACAAGTAATTGTTATTGGTTTAGTCGTCAATCCGTATCACGCTCCTCCTCGTCAAGCATACCAAGTTCCTGCGCCAACGCAACAACAGCGTTTACAATCAAATGCAAATCCTTACCTTTGATGTTACACATATTAAAGCAAACGTCGCCCTCATCGTTATCAATTTTACCAAAATCAATAACAAGTCCCTTTGTGATCGTCTTGCTTTCATTGTTATCGTAATTAACGGTAATGTTTTTAATATCTTTCATTTTCTTCACCTCTCAACGATTTGGCAATTCTTTGTTGATTCTTGCAGATAAGATCATTTATGTTACAAAATAAATAATATGTCAACCCTCTTATCTCTTCTATATCATCTGTGACCATAATGCGATTGAGTTCACCGTCAATCATATCACGGGTGTTATTGATTTCCTGTCTGAGTTTCATTTTCTTCATTCTCCTTCAAAATTAACAACTTTTCCGTTGTCGGTGTAATCTCGTTTGTCAAATTCAAGTTTTAACTTGTCGATGACAACCCTGTCGATATGCTCCCAAAACACTTCGTCAGTGTCGGAGTGTTCAATTATTTCGGTCATAGACTTTAGTGCCTTTGCACATTTGTCACGACCAAATCCGAAATCCTTATGCAAAGCATACAGCATTGTTTTAAATACTCTGCGTGTGATGTCCTTGTTTTCTTTTTCTCGGATCTGCTCGTATGCGTTTTTGGCAATCCGTTCAGCTTCCTGTTTAAGCTGTTTCGGAATCTTAGGCGGTATTCTCGCTTTCAATGCTTTCTCTCCTTTCGTCAATCTTATCAAGTGCAGTTACAATCAACGAGCTTTTGGCTTTGGTGTCCATAAGCTCTGCTTGATAGTAAAACCGACCCGTTGTATTCCGTCTGATGATACAGCCTTTCAGAACGTATTCTGCTCCATTGTACAGCACGGTTCTTTCAAGGTTGCGTTTAACTTCCGAGATATTCACAGCATTTCCACCTCGATGTAAATACCCGGAACATCCGCCCAAAACTTTTCGCATATCTCACTTGCGACAAGTGCGTCATCAGACCAAAAGCCGAGAGCGGTCATACAGTCTTTTAGCATTTTTTGCAGATTGTCCGTGTCAGGTTTTGTTATACGATATTCGCCGTCTTGATGTTTACCACGAGGAAAGCACCACTTTGTTATCAACCTGACAGCCGACCCGTACGGTTCTGACGGTTTAAACTTTGCTAAATGTGACGTGAGCTTTTCTCTTGCCTGTTTCACCTCGGGCGGATTGTAAAAAACAGGTTTGCCGTTTTTTACCATAACCTTATGTTCCTGTGCAGTTACGGTCGGCGGTATCATCGCCATAAAAAAATCCATTTTTATATTTCACTCCTTTAAAGCATTAAAGCTACTTTTAATTTTTGAATTTTGCTTTTAGTCACAGGTCAGGGGAAGGAGTTGTTGTGCGTAAGCTTCGCACAACTACTTCACCCCTGTGACCTTTAGGGAACGGACACCGTTTATATATACGTAGTATATATAGTTTTGTCTGTCCCTCGGACATTCTCGATAATTTATCGACTTTGTCCCTGTTCTTGTCCGAGAGGGACATTTTCGATTTTTTATCGACTTTATCCCTCTTAGGGACACGGACAAGGACAAAAATTTATCGACTTTGTCCCTCGGACAGACAGACAAATTATTCGACTTTGTCCGTGTCCTTTCGTCCTACTTCACCGCCGTCTATCCAAAAACCGCCGTGCTCTTTTATGTATCGTCTGACCGTTTTTTCGGACTTTCCCATATATTCTGCTAAGTCAGCTACATTTGCCTGACCGTTTTCCTCAGCACCGCTAAACGCTGTTTCGAGGGCATTGTTTTGTTCCTGCTTGCGTTCCGATTCACTTTTTTTCTTGCTAAAATTCTTCTTGTAGGGCGAGCCTTTGATGTTAAAAACGCCCTCAAAATTACAGTCTTTCAACACGCCTGTTGTATCTGATTTGTGTATCGGATAGTCAAACCAAAGGTTAAGTGCATCAAATGCCGGAAACTCTCGCAGAGTACCCTCTATTCTCCACGCTGACATCCCTTTTACGGTTTTTTCGGCACGGGCAACATCTGACATCATCAGCTTAAAAGACTGTTCAGGAAGCGTTTTGCGTGCGATGTCAATCATATTATTTGCCGTTACCAAATCGTCCTGCGAACACACTTCACTGATTTTGTTGAAACGACCTATCCAGTCTTCGCAGATTTTACAGGTTCTTTCATCCTTTTGCTGCTTCATCAAATCTTCGCTGATTTCAAGCCTTGTAAGGTCAAGGAGTGCATCGGGGTCACGAGCGAAAACACCAGAGCCCGAAACTCTGTCCATTGACTTTTTACCGCCCTGAGCACCTTTTGAATGGTGGTGACAGTAGATTACTGCACAGCCAATTTCAGCGCACACTTTGTCAAACTGGTTGCAGAAATGTGCCATTTGGTCAGCACTGTTCTCATCGCCTGTAATAACCTTGTATATCGGGTCAATTACTACGGCTATAAAGTTGCCTTTCAGTGCTCTGCGAATGAGCATAGGTGCTAACTTATCCATAGGCACGGACTTACCACGCAAGTTCCAAATATCAATTCTGTTTAAGTTTTTTGGTTCAAGTCCCAATGCTTCATATACATCCTTGAATCTGTGAAAACAGGACGCACGGTCAAGCTCAAGATTCACATACAAGACATTGCCCTGCGCACACTTAAAGCCGAACCATTCTGTTCCCTCGGCAATTGCAATGCACAACTCAATCAGTCCGAACGATTTACCGGCTTTAGAGGGTCCGCCGAGGAGCATTTTATGTCCCTGTCGCAATACTCCCTCAATCAGAGGCGGAGCAAGTTCAGGAGGATTTTCAAAAAAATCTGCAAGGTTGTCAAGGTCGGGTAAGTCATCGTTGATACTTTCCACCCAGTCTTTCCACTCGGCAAAATCGGATTTACCGATATTGGTATCAATGATAAACTGCTTTTTGCCGTCGCGGATAACACCGGGCATACGGCTCAATCTCGACGGATTGCGGTTCTGCTTGTCGATTTCAAAGCCGTTTTTATGGCATACATTGTAGAGATAATCAACCCTTTTGCGGTATTCGTCATAGTTTGCGGCATCAATCTTAACAATAGCGTGGACTGATTTTCCGCCCGAATAAACAAGCACCGCAACAGGCAGTTCAAGCTCTCTGATGATTGCATTTTGTTCTTCAAGAGCCATACAATCAGATTCCACCAGAGCGTAACGATAATCGGTTACATTCTCGTTTTTGACGCCCTTGCCGTCCAATGGATTGAACCTTATCCACGCCCCTGCCTCGGGTTTGTAATCACCGAATACATTTGATATATCACCGTCACAATTGTTGAGGGCGGCAATAAGCTCACCTGCCGTACGGTCACAACTGCCTTGTGTTGGCGAATATTTAACCTTGCCGTTGTCATTTTTTTTATAAGTTTCAGTAACATAGCCTACATTTTCCGAGCTATCAAAGAGCGTTTCAATGTAGGTCACAATCTCATTTACCGGGTTCCAGTTTGTAGGCTCGTGAAACTTTACACCCTCACAGGTATTTACACCAATATCGCCCTTATCACCCTGCTCAAAAGCAATTTCGTCATTCCAGCCGAGTTCTTTCGATTCACGAAAAGTCATCCCCCTGTCTTTAGCCATTTGGATTATCGTGCCTGCTGTGACAGGTGAGGCAGAGCCGTTAAAGCTCTGCCATTTCTTTTCACACTCACCGTTGTGATAGCGGTTGTCTGCTCTGCTCCAATCGTCCCAGTCTTTTACGCTGTATCCCTCTTGTTTGAGTGCCATTCCGACATTTACCCAGTCTTGGTAGTCAAGCTCTGACGGACTGATGTATTCAAGTGCATTAAGTAAGTCCAACCGTATTCACCTCGCTTTGCGGTACATATGTTTTCGGGTTAATGTTTTTCGGAGTTCTCCAACCGTTTGCGGCAATCCTTGAAATCAAAGCTGACGCTTCGTCAAACTGCCATTTGCCCACGTGCTGAAAACCTCTGCTTTCAAGCATACGGATTTGTTTAGGTGTGGTTAAGCCCTCAATTCTTCGCTTTTCGAGCCTGTCAAGAATAAGTTTTGCTTTGCCGGCACTCTGAATTTCATCGGGGAATATTCCGAGCTTTTCAAGTTTTGCTTTCTGTTTGTCCGTAGGCGGAGAGCACTCCCAGCCGAATGCAGGAACATATCCTGCAAGATCCTGCGCCTGAATTGACATTTCGTACTGCAACGGATCTACAAGTTTGCGTTTGCGTGTTCGCATTTCCGCAAGCTGATTTGCAAGCGCCTCTTCACGCTGAGCAACAACATCTTCACTTGCTTTTTCCTCCGCTTCTTCAATGTCAATCGGACAGCCTGCCTGTTCCGATAAGTTTTCGGTCATCTTTCGTGCGACTTCTTCGTTGTCGCAAATGAGATGTGCAGGTCTGCAAAGTTCGTGCCGTTCTGTATGCCATAAAAAGTCGAGTAGCAAAAGCTCCGTCTTGTTTGGTGCAAGCCTTGTTCCTCTGCCGACCATTTGGCAGTAAAGCCCACGCACCTTTGTAGGTCTTAAAACGACAACGCAGTCAACGCTTGGGCAGTCCCAACCCTCGGTTAAAAGCATTGAGTTGCACAGCACGTTGTACTTATCATTTTCAAAATCCTGCAATACTTCCGCTCTGTCTTCGCTGTTACCGTTGACCTCTGCCGCTTTAAAGCCTTTTTCATTCAAAATGTCTTTAAATTTCTGCGATGTTTTTACAAGTGGTAAAAACACAACAGTTTTACGGTTCTTACAGTATTTTTTCATTTCTTCGGCAATCTGATAAAGATACGGATCAAGTGCCGTGTCAATATCACTTACTTTAAAATCTCCTGCCTGTGTGGCAACTCCCGAAAGGTCAAGTGTAAGCGGTATTGTCACAGCTTTAATCGGTGACAGATATCCCTCTTTGATAGCCTTAGGGAGCGTGTACTCATACGCAAGCGAATCAAATACTGTTCCTAAATTTTTCATATCTCCTCGGTCGGGTGTTGCGGTAACACCCAACACTTTTGCATTGTCAAAATGCTCAAGCACACGCTGATAGCTGTCGCTGATTGAGTGATGTGCTTCATCAATAATGATTGTGTCGAAATAATCGCTGTCAAAGTTTGACAGCCTTTTCTCACGCATAAGCGTCTGTACAGAGCCTACAACAACCCTGTTCCACGAACCTATGCAACTTTGCTCGGCTTTTTCGACTGACGAATTAAGCCCTGTTGCTTTTTGGATTTTGTCCGCCGCTTGGTCGAGCAATTCTCCACGGTGGGCAAGTATCAGCACCCTGTCACCTCGACGGACACACTCTTCGGTGATTTTTGCAAAAACTATCGTCTTGCCACAGCCTGTAGGCAAGACAAGTAATGTTTTTAGGTTGCCGCTTTCCCACTCGGAGAAAACGGCATTCTTTGCTTCATTCTGATACGGTCGAAGTTGCATTAAAAGCTACCCGGTGTCCAGTTATTCGGCATCGCAGTATTTGGCGTTGCAGGCTGTGTGTTATACTGTGGCGGATATGTAGGCTGTACATACTGCTGAGGTGCAGACTGTGCTACGGCAGGCGATATCGTTGTCACCTGCTCATCGTAGGCATAAAAATACTTGATGTCATTTGTTACGCCCTCTGTACCGTCATTCTTGACATATTTGCGTATGATAACCTGACATTTACCTTTCTTGCCGATAATGCCTGTCCAGTCCATACGGAGCGGTTCGCCGTGTTTTTTCATTGACACGGATAAAAAGAGCTGTGACAATTTCCATTCAAGTGAGGAGTGCAGTACGAAATTAACTGTAATTTCTCGCTTGTCATCTGCTCCCCACACATCAAAAGTCACCTTTGCCATATTGCACGGCGGCAGTTTGCCTTTACCCTGTGAGCGAGCACGCTCAACCTTTGCTACTGTAAAATCATAATCACCCTCGGGGAGCGGTTCATAATTTCCGCCCTCTTCGGTTATTTCGTCGTTCCAACCAAATTCTCTATCCATTTATACATCTTCCTTTCTTATTCAAACGGTAAGTCACGGTTGCTCTGAACTACTTCAAGCACTTTATTCCATCCTGGAATAATGCAACCGTTAATAAATCGTGGGTCATAGTTTGTGATTGGTGTATCGTAAGGGTAGTGTCCCTGTGTAAACACCGCCTGTCTGATTTCGCTTTCATCAACACCGTTAGCTCTCATAAGGTCGGCAAGAGCTTTTGGTATGCCCTCGGGAATATTGACAGATTTATCATTCTGTATCTGAGGTGTTGACAGCGGTACAGATTCGGGAGTTTTTTCAATTTGCGTAGGTTGTGGTACAGGCTGTGTCGCAGGCTCTGCCTTAGGTGGCTGAGGTATCGGATTCTGCAGAGCAGGAGCGTTATTTACAGGTGCAACATCACTAAAAATATGGGCAATGCCTGCGTAGCTAAAATCCATTTCTTCGGGCAGTCCGTGACGATTCTTTGCGTCCCAACACGGATGATGAAGCGTGTACATCACTCTTCCTCCGCCCTGTGCCTTGTACTTTTTGCCGTCTTTGTCGGTTGCAACTGCTACTGTTTTATAGTTTGCGAAAAGCACCATATCCGCCCATTCTTTTACAAGCGGAGAAATCTGTGAAGCGGTCTTTTTGCCGAGTTTAAGCTCCCAACGGTCATATTCACCGATTTCATCAGGCTGTGAAAACTTGCGAAGCTGTGCGTGTGCGGTGAGCACAACATTGATACCTCTGTCAATCAAATCTTCAAGGCTGTTCAAAAATCTGCCGAACTCCTCTTTTTCGTAAACATATCCGTTGCCGTAGCCGAAATCTTCAATACCTTTTTTTCCGTACTGAGCACATACATCATCAATACAAAGCTGTTCTGCCCAGTCGATTGTGTCGATAACTACCGTCTTGCATACAGTCGGATTGCTTTTGATATATTCAAGCTGATTCTTGAGCATCGTCCACGATGTCGGTTTATCCATTCTTGCAACATCAAGGTTTTTTGTGCTGCCCTCCGTGTCGATAAACAGAGGGTTCGGAAACTGCGAAGCAAAAGTTGACTTGCCGATACCCTCGGGACCGTAAATTACAACCTTTTGAGCCGACTTGATTTTACCTCTTGTAATGTTCATTTATCTTACCCCCTGTACATCTGAAAAATTGATTTTATTGCCGTCAACATCAATGACAACATAGTCGATTGCGTAGTTGAGCAGTTCGTTTGTCAGATCCTGTATTGACTTGCCTGTCATACCTGCAATCAAAACAATTCTTGAATAGTTTTCAGGCATAATCTTGACCTTGGTATAACCGCAGGCAAGCTCTCTGTGCGGATTGCATTTGATTACACATTCATTTGTGTTTGTTTTTGCTGTTGTTTTAGCTGTAGTTCTTGTAGCCATAATTAAAACTCTCCTTCTGTCCAAGTTGGTGTTGTAACAGGTGCGGTTGTTTCGGACTTAATATAACCGTCCTCAATGATGATTGAACATTCATCACCGTTTGAAACTCTTGTTGCAATGGCCTGCAGTCCCTCTGATTCAAGCCATTTTGCAAAGTCTTTGAGTGTGTCGGTATCCATTTGTTCGAGCTTGTCAAGCAAGACAAATCCGCATTCGGGATTGAGCTTGCGGACAATTGCCGTAGCGACACGAAGCTGTTCCGAACCGCTCATATTGTCCCACTTAAAGCCGTTGTATGTAAGCTCGCCCTTTTCAACAGATAAGCCGTCAAGTGGCAAGTTTGCGTTATTGAGCAAGTCATATTTTGTTTTGCGGATTTCTTCAAGCTGTGCCGTCATATCGGCATACTTGCGGTAATATTCCTTTGCGTCCTCATCAGCTTTCGCCTTATCAAGGTTTGCTCTGACTTTGCGGTTAATTTCGTCAATCTCGGTAATGTTTCTTTCAAGCTCTGCCGTGCTTTCATCGTGCAGTTCGGTTACAGTCTTTCTGCTTTGTTCAAGTTGAGCAAGCACCTTTGTAAGCTCAGAATTGTACTTTCTCAAATCCTCGTTAAGCCTGTTGATTTCGCTCTGCAAATTGTTGGCACGGCTTTCAAGGTTATCTTTTTCTGCTCTCAGACGGTTATTTTCACCGTTGCGTGCAAGAATTTCCTGTTGTTTATTGATAAGTTCAGAGGCTGATACAGGTTCATTCGGCACGCCTTCGTATTCGGGCATTTCGGCGGCGAACTTTTTCTTTTGGTCTGCAATCTGACCGATAGCACGACGCTCGTTATACACCTGTGTTTCCTGCGTTTCAAGCTCGTAAACTCTGTTGCCTACACCGATAATCTGCAGGAGCGTGTCAGCCTTTTCCTTGCCGGTTGCATTCATAAATTTCGGCAGGTCAAGAGCAAAGTTACTGACAAATGCGTCAAGCAAAGCCTGTCCGCCTTTGTTGCCTGCGGTGTCAATTACTTTAAGACTGCTGTTCTTACCGCTACGCTCCACAACAATACCGTTTGAGAGCTTGATTTTAAGATGTGGCGGAATCGTTGAACCCTCACGGTACGGAGCAGACGGAGCGAAACGATTACCGCCGAGAGCCCACGCAATTGCGTCAAGAACAGATGTCTTGCCCTGTCCGTTTTTACCGCCCAACACGGTAAGTCCGTTTTCGGTCGGTTCGTAAGCAACTGCCTTTACTCTCTTAACATTTTCAATTTCAAAAGCCGATATTTTTACTGACATAATAAAGTCCTCCTTGACAATTCGCTTAAAATTGTCTATCATTTAATTAAGGTATTTTTCTTTGTCCGTTGAGGCTTTGCAGAGCTTCAGCGGATTTTTTCTTTTTTTCTTTGAAGTATTGCATATTTTTTCTGCGCTTGATGTAAACGAGCTGTTCTGCAAGCAATACAAAAATCAGCACTTTTTCGTTCAAAAAAATCTTTTCCACAACGCTTACAGTGTTGCACTGGTATTCTTTTAAATGATGTGCAACTGTCGCAATCTTTTTCGCATGCAATACAGCCTTTGATATTGCTCCAATTCAAGCACATATCCTTTTGCCAATATTCACTGTATTCCTCATCAACATTTGAGTTCGTTTTTGCAACACAAAGTAAATCTCCTGCGATGATTGATAACAATAGATTAGCTTTGTTTTTTTCTTCGTTCGACATAAGTCGCTTGTATTTTAACGGCTTGTCAGGCATTCCGTCTCCAAAGTTTCCGTTGCCTATGTAATTTCGCACTTTATCAAGATTTTCCGTGAGATACTTATCGAACACACGTCCTCTGATAGCCTTAACTGATCGACCGATTCTGTCGGATATTTCTTCATATTTGCATCCGCATTTAATCATTTCGCCAAGTAAAGTGCATTCTGATTCAGTCCATTTTTGATGGTTATCAGCTTTTACAGGACGGTATTTGATGTTTAGGTCATTAATTCTGCGTTGTATAGCTCCTTCGCTACGGCACAATATTTGTGATAGTTCTTTGTAACCATACTTTTGCTTTATAAGCAATTCTTTGAGAAGGTTATCTTCTCTGTTCGTCCACGGAGTTGCTTTGATGAATCTGTTTCTTAATATGTCTGCCTCTCGTTTTCGGTTTACCCAATCAGGCTCTGGTCCTAATTGATATCTTTCAAGTTTGGAAAAATCTAAAAAATATTGATTTTTCTCCGCCCACAACCAAAATTCATCTATGTTAACAACGGTAAAATTTGTTTTTGAACTTCTTGATATGTTGTGAGTAGGCAGATTCCTATTTTTTACCCACGATGTTTTTAAATAGCTGGCAGAAGTGTTTGGACGAATGAGTTTATAAAGATTACTTATTGTGATATATCTATAACCATTGGTCAAAAAAGGTCCTAAGTTTAACTTACCGGCTTTTAGCCTTATCGCACATTCGGATCTATCAAGGTGTTTTGTTATAGTGGCCATATTAACGTTGCCCCAAGCAGAAATAAGATAATCTATTTCATCGACCGTCCATGTTTTATTTAGCCTCGACATTTGCTGACACCCACACATTCAAAACCGAAGGATTCGGATTCAGGCGTTTCAAGTGCTTTGAGCTTGCGTTTTAGCTCTCGGTTTTCGTGCTTATAACCGCTTGACGCTGTTTTCTCGAGGGCAAGATCTGTTCTTGCGTTTCTCAGCTCAATGCTGAGATGTCTGTTCTCTGCTCTGAGGTTTTCCACATCTTTGAGCAGTTTCCTGCGTGTCGGGTAGTTTCTTAACCACATTTGTTACACTCCTTTTCAGTTAATGCTGTATAGATTTCTCTTTCTACGAGCACGCAATCTTTGACTTCGCAAAGTAAAGGTGTGAAATCCGGCTCAACGGTTTCGCCGTCTGAAAGTCGTACTGCATAAAAATCGTTGTTTTTTATGTACCATTTGCCATCTGAGGCTAATACAAAAATATCGCCTTTTTTCAAGTCTTTAAAAGCAATATGTTCACGGTTATTTGCACGGTTATTTGCAATGATTTCCATATATTCACCTATTCTTTCATTTATTTGATTTGCGACATCTCGTATGGATGTTGATTTTATGACAGATGTAATTAAAAAAGTCATAATTCTTAGAGCGTTCGGCTCGGCGGCTGTCGCACTTTGATTTGTATTCAAGATATTTTTCACAATCTGTATGACATCTTATTGTCAGTATCTGACAGCCGTAGCACGTCGAATTTATTATTTTTACGCCGTCCTTTCGTTGATTGTATTTCCGCTGCCGATCAATTTGTTGAGCAGTGTGGTCAGTAAGGATATATCCGCCCCGCTTGCATAGGTCTTGAGCCGGTCAATCGGTATGTTGTAACTCCAACGCCCTTTGTCACTCTTAACGGCTGAACCGATAGGCAGGGTTTGTTTTTTTAGGCCCTCATAAACATAATTGAGAGCAACTCCGAGATATTCAGCCGCCACGGTCGGCGGTACATCTCTGTACTCCTGATTTGTTTTAGGATTGATGAGAATTTCGTCAATCATTTTGTCTTACCTCCTTTTATGCTGATTTCTGCTGGCTGTCTGCAAGAGCCTGAGTGTATCCGCTGATGTAAGCCTGCTGAGATTCCGATAGCTGTTTGAGCAATTTAATAAGTTGTTCTGCTGATGTTTTCGTTTCAATAAATGATTTCAATATGTTCACCTCCTTGTTGTTCTGTGGCAACATTATAACACTTATTTCGTTGTTAGTCAACACCTTTTTGCAATATTTTTTTAGGTTTTTTTATCAAAATGTTGTTGACAAACAACACCACATTTGATATAATAACAATATCAAAGAGAGGTGGTGATTAACAAATGACCGCAGGAGATCGTTTAAAAATGGTTAGAAATGAACTCGGACTTTCACAACCTAAATTCGGTGAAAAAATGGGTGTAAGTAAATCCGTTGTGGTTAATTTAGAGTTAAACAGAGTTGAGTTAAAAGACATGATGCTTAATCTTGTTTGTAAAACATATAGCGTCAACCCTTTATGGCTTGAGAGAGGCGAGGGTGAAATGTTTCTTGACACTCCGCAAAGTTTAATCGATGATTTAGCGAGCGAATTTAATTTAACCGACATCGAAAAAAAAATAGTTTCAAATTTTGTAAATCTTTCAGAATCAGAACGAGAACAAATTATAACTTTAATTCAAAAATTGATTACATAAAAAAAGGACGGCTTAACCGCCGTCCGAAACTATTGTTTTACTTTTTCAAATAAACAAAACATATGTATTCAAAAATCTTTTTAAGCTTCTTTTCGCTTTTGATTTTTGATAGCATTTCATCAATCATTTTTCGGTAATCGTACATATTGTCAACTTCTTTCAAAAAGATTTCTTTACTTATAATTATAGAACCTCTGTTCGACAATTTCAAGTGGTAAATGCTGGCAATATATTACAAAGTCCCATAGAACGGACTTTGCAACCAAAAATAAAAAAGGCCGCTCACAGCTGGCACTATGAGCGGTCAAAAATAGGGATGAAAAGGCGCTAACCTCTTCAATGTTATTTTAATATACGATATATATTTTGTCAATATATATATCAAAAAGAGGAGGATTTATAAATGAAATGTCCAAAATGCGGTGCTGAGATTCCTGCCGGTTCAAAGTTTTGCAACGAATGCGGAACAAAGATTGAACAGGTTGCTCTGTTTAAAGACGACGAATCTAAAAACACAGAACCCTGCAAGTGTGAAAGTTGCGGTAACATCATACCGAATAATTCAGTATTTTGCCCGATATGCCATACATATCAAAAAAACAAATTCAGCCCTACGGGAGAAGCTGAAAAAACGACTGAAAAAAAGCCTATATATCGCACTCCACATTTTTACATTGCTTTGCTGATAGCTTTGATATTGACCGCCACTGCGGTAACTGCCATTTCGCAATGTAGCAACCAACCTGATATTCAAGAACCGGTAACAACTTCTACCAATCAAACCTCTAACGATACCTCAGAAACCGATTTGTTTGAGTGGTATGATATAACTCCTTTTTCTATTGATATTCCTAAAGAGTGGACGCATAAAGCTCATGACGGTTACCATTATTTTTACGACCCTGACGGAAACAGGCTGTATATAAGTTCATCTCAATCGAATATTTCACCATCTCAATTTACCTCAGGCTATGTAGACAGCTTTCTTGATGGCTTTGCAAATTCGTTTGATGACTTTGAAGAAATAAGCAGAACTACAACTCATATAGATGACTTTCTCGCTTATCGTGTAATAGCAAATTTGGAATTATCCGGAGATAAGTATTACGGCACAATGTATGTGTGGGTGACGAAGAATTATTTGTGTTGTATGCTTTTCACAACCGAAGGCGATGAGCAATCTGAAGAATTTGATTTTTATGAAGACATCATTGTTAATTCTATAATAACATATTCTTCAAAAGATGTTCGTTCACCTGAAGAAGATTCAGCAGAAAAAGCTACTGAACCCGAAACAGAACCGCCTACCGAAAAACCTACAGAGTTTAAAGATACTTTAACCGAGCTTTATTCAGATAGCGACATAGCCGTTTATTACAGCGATACGGAGCAGGCTCCTTATTCGGATGAAGAAGTTGATGTTCATTTTTATATAAAAAATAAAATGGATAAATCTATAACCGTACAAGCCGACACCGTCATCTTAGACGGAAGAAGCTACAACAAGTTAGTCTGTAGCGCTCCGATTTCAGCACACAGCGAGGGCATGATTGAAGTCAGTGTGAAAGATTGTAAAAACTTCAATCCATCAACCGTAGGAGCTGATTTAATATATTTCGATACAGATACCTATGATAATGACGTTAAAATGAACCTTGTCAGCAAGAAAGTAAAATAAAATAAAAAAATCCGCCCTACCCTGCGCCGACAGGATAGAGCGGAGACCATTACAACGGGTGCAATGGTGCATTTTTCTTAGCAAATATATTGTACCACAGCCCGTTAAAATTTACAAGATTTTAACGGGATTTTTGCACCCTTTTTTTGAGGTGAAATATGAAAAAATGTGTTAATAAAAGGTGCAACAGAGAGTTACAAGATGATTTTGGTTTTTGTCCTTACTGCGGCAAAAATCAAACCGACAGCAAGCCGAAAAACAGGCGCAGGACGAAAGGCACGGGAAGCATTTACTTGCGAAAAGACAGCAAGTCAAAACCCTATGCCGCCGCAAGTTCTGTCACTGGCAAGCAAGTGTATTTGGGGACTTTCGCAACAAAGCGAGAGGCAGAAAATGCGCTCAAGGATTATGAGTATAATCCCGTCAATGGCTTTAATATGACACTTGAGCAATTACACGATAAATGGGTAAAAACTAAAGCATATAAAAAACTTGGTAACAGCGTAAGAAGTAACTATGCAAGCGCCTACATCAAACTAAAGCCCTTGTATAAGCGTAAATTTAGAGATTTACGCACATCGGATTATCAATTCATCATAGATTATTACGACAACCCACATCACGAGGTCGGCGCAGAAGGCAAATTAAAATATCTCTTACCTAATGGTAAAGGCACTTATAAAGTCACTGATACGCCTAAAATCTGTCAGGGATTAGGTTACTCGGCTCTACATAAGATTAAATGTTTTGTCACAAGTCTTTACAATTTTGCGATGCAAGAGGATATTGTAAATAAAGACTACGGCACATTTATCGAACTTCCGGAACCCGAAGAGGTAAACGCTACACGCTTTACCGATGTGCAGCTTGAGCTTATCAGACAAAACATAGGTAAAGTGCCTTATGCTGATTATGTTTATATAATGTGCTATCTTAATTTTAGAGTGACCGAGTTTCTTTCGCTCACTACCGAACAATATCATCTTAGCGAACAAGGCATACCTTACTTTATCGCAGGCATAAAGTCAGATGCCGGCAGGGACAGAATAGTGCCGATACATCCTAAAATACAACAGCTCGTTCAGAATTGCATAAATAATAACGGTGAAACAATCTTCTGCCGAACACACGAAGGTTCAGAGTTTGGTAAAGCGATGAACAAGGATTATTTCTTAAAGTACGCTTTTCGTCCGGCGATGCAAGCCCTCGGGTTGGGTGATGAATTTACTCCGCACTCTTGCCGTCGAACCTTTTCCACCCGTATGTCAGCGGCAGGAGCAAGGGAAGAAGATATTATCGCACTTATGGGACATACGGATTACAAGGTTGATATTGACCATTATATCATTCAAGAGGTTGACACTCTTTACAATGCGATAAAATTGCTGGCATAAAATAAGCCGTCCGATTACATTTCGGGCGGCTTTTATTGTAGAAAATCTGTAGTTTATCTGTAGTATAACACATTAAAAGGCATAAAAAGAGGTAAATATTTTTAAAACTCAAAAATGTTGTAAATAAAGCAAAAAGCCAGTAAACAAGCCGTTTTTGGCTCAATTACTGACTTTTCTCTTGGCTCCCCCAACTGGGCTCGAACCAGTGACATCATGATTAACAGTCATGCGCTCTACCGACTGAGCTATGGAGGATTATACAATTTTCTTTGATTTTACTCAAAGATTTTTGTTCAGATTGCATAAAGCAATCTTTTTTGTTACTTAAATCCCCGGTAGTGGATTTAAACAACATATTTAGTTGTTTCTCAGGCTAAGTAATAGTTTCCGGTACATTTCTGTACACTCGCACTACCGACTGAGCTATGGAGGAATATAGAGCAAAACACCCGTTTGGGTGTATGCTTTG